ATGATTTATCCCTCCGAATACGAATTACCAGCGAGGAGGTCGCATGAGCACGGAAAAGATAGCCGACGCGGTCGAGTCTGAGGACTGGGAGCGTGCGCGTCGCCTCACGGCGCTCAAGGTCGCAAAGGCTCTCGACAAGACCGACTCGTCGCGCGAGATAAAGGCGCTGTCGCTCTCGATGGTCGAGCTTATCGACGAGTGCGAGAAGGGCGGCGATCCTAAGCCGAAGAAGCAGGCGAAGATGGTCGCGTTCACGTCATCGTCGAAGTTCGCCAAGGCCGCTAATGGCTAAGCTATACGGCTACGAGGAGCCTCGAATCTTCACGCCTCCCCTGCGCGAGCTTACGCCTGACACGACGCTCGGCTTCGAGGTCGTGGCGTTCGCCGAGCAGGTGCTCGGCATGACGCTGCTGCCGTGGCAGAAATGGCTCTTCGTCCACGCCTTAGAGGTCATCGACAACCAGGACGGCTCGTGGATGCTGCGCTTTCGCACGGTGCTCGTGCTGATAGGCCGACAGAACGGCAAGACGACGATGGGCGCCGTGCTCTCTCTGTTCTTCCTCTACGCGCTGCGCACTGGCCTCATAATCGGCACGGCCCAGGACTTAGAGCAGGCCGAGGACACGTGGTCGCTGTGCGTCGACATGGCCCAGGGCGACCCAGAGCTGAAAGAGCAGATCGCGCACGTGTGGTACACCAACGGCTCTAAGCGGCTTCAGCTCACGGGCGGCAGGGACTACCGCGTGAAGGCGTCGACCAGGAAGGCGGGTCGCGGAAAGTCCGCCGACCTCGTTTTATTGGACGAGCTGCGCGAGCACCAGAGCTTCGAGGCTTACGCGGCGCTGAGCAAGACTGGCATCGCCAAGGCATCCGCGCTTCTGTGGTGCATGAGCAACGCAGGCGACGGCACGTCTGTCGTGCTGCGGCACTTGAGAACGAGGGCGCACGCCATGATAGGCGACCCGGACGGCGTGGCGAAGTCGCAGAGCGAAGCGCCAGCGCCCGACGGCCTGAGCGACACGGCGCTCGCCATCTTCGAGTGGAGCGCCGACCCGTCGCTGCCGATAACGTCGACCGAGGCGTGGCGGCAGGCGAACCCGTCGCTGGGCTACACGATAACCGAGAGGGCCATACGCTCGGCGTGCGCCGACGACCCCGAGGACGTGTTCAAGACCGAGTGCTTGTGCCAGTGGATAACGGCGGCGGTCACTCCCCCGTTCCCCGTGGGGGCGTGGGAGAAGGGCACCGACGCCGATTCTCAGATAGCGCCCGACTCCCCGCTGTGGTGGGGCGTCGACGTTTCTGACGACAGGGGCAAGACCTCGATAGCGGTATGCGGACGCAGGGCGGACAGGAAGTGGCACGCCGAGCTTGTCGAGTACAGGCCGGGCGTCGGCTGGCTTCAGCAATGGTTCGCCGAGCGAGCGCCTAAATATCGCGGCATGAGAGTCGCGCTTCAGTCTAAGGGCGCTCCCGTGTCCGCTATGGCCGACATTATCGGCGCGGTCGATGGCGTGGAGATTGTTCCATGCCAGGGCGCGGACGTTGCTGGCTGGTGCGGTCGACTGTGGGACGCGGTGGCCGCGTGCGACGAGGAAAGCGACTCGGACTCCGTGCCGATACTTCACAGGCCTCAGCCTGCTCTCGACCTCGCCGCGAACGTCGCGAGCACGAAGCCGATGGGCGACGGCGCGTGGGCGTGGGATCGCCGCAAGTCGATGGAGGACATATCCCCTCTCGTGGCCGTGACTATGGCGCACGGGGCGGCGACTTCTGTAAGCAAAGAGAAACGCAGCGCCTACGAGGACGGCGCTGACCTGATAGTGCTCTGAAGGGAGCGTGCTTATGGGTATTCTCGAAATGTTCAAGCGACCAAGGGCGGTGACGCAGACCGTCATCGTGACGGGCGACTCCGTCAGCTCGCTGAGCGCGTCGCAGCTATACGACACGCAGCCTGCCCTGCGGTCGGTTATTTCTTTCCTGGCCGACAACGTCGCGGGACTGCCGCTCAAGTGCTACGTGCGCATGCCTGACGGCGGCAGGGAGCGCGACCGCGACTCGGCGCTTGCGAAACTGCTGCAAAGTCCGAACGGATGGAGCACGGGCCACGAGCTGATACGCGCCACGGTCAGCGAGTACCTTCTCCACGATGACGCCTTGTGGCTCACGATACCCGCCAACACCGAGAGCGGATGGATGGCGGCGGTCGTGCCGCACAACTGGGTAAGCCCAAAGACGAGCGACGGGCTGGCGGTCGACTACGTGAGAATCAAGACGCCGTACAGTCAGGAGTTCGACCTTCAGAGCGGCGATTACCTCCGCTTCGTGGGCTGGTCGCCGTACGGCTCGGCGCACACGAGCGGAAAGATCGAGGCGCTGAAGGCGATACTCTCGGAGCAGATAAGCGCCTGGAACTTCCGTAACGGCGTATGGAAGAACGGCGGCAGGGTCACGCAATGGATAAGCCGACCCGCCGACGTGCCGTGGGGCGAGGGCGCACGCGACCGCTTCGTGAAGTCGTGGAAATCGCGCTTCTCTGGCGACGACGGCACCGACACGGGCGGGACTCCGCTTCTTGAGGACGGCATGCGGCTAGAGCAGACGCAGTTCAACGCACGCGAGGCGCAATGGGTCGAAGCGACCAGGCTCTCTCGCGAGGACGTTTGCGCCGTGTACCACGTGAACCCTGGCCTGATATACCACACCGACGCGCAGACGTACGCCAGCGCAAAAGACAACGCCAGGGCGCTCTACAGCGACACGCTCGCGCCGCTGCTCGACATGCTAGAGGAGAGAATAAACGCATTCCTCGTGCCTCGGCTGGGCCTCGACTCGTCGCATTACTGCGAGTTCGACCTCTCCGCGAAGCTGCAAGGCTCGTTCGAGGAGCAGGCGGCGGTCATATCCTCCGCCGTAGGCGGCCCGTGGATGACCCGCGACGAGGCACGCGAGCGGTTCAACCTTCCCAAGATTGAGGGCCAGGGCAGCGACGAGCTGATCGTACCGCTCAACGTCGTGACGGGCGGACAGGCATCACCGCGAGACGTGGACGGCACGCCGAGCGCGTACGCGGCTCTGCCAGCCGCGAAGTCTGCGGGATACCGCACGAAGTCGGCCCCCGAGGACGCGGACGCCGAGGAGATAACCGCGACGCTCAGAAAGTTCTTCAGGCGGCAGGCGCGGTCGATCGTGCCGAAGCTCGACAAGGGCGCGAAGGCCGATGACTTCCCATCGTGGTGGAACGCCGAGCGGTGGGAGCGCGAGCTTGCCGACGACCTAGCGCCGATATTCATGCGGCAGGCCGTAAGGCGCGGCAGGCGCACAGTCGACGAGGCGGGTCTCGGCGGCGAGTTCGACGCAGGGCGCATAGAGAACTACATCGCTGCTATGGCGAAGGGGAAGTCGAAGGCCATAAACGACGTGACATACCGCGAGCTGCGCGAGGCGCTCGACGGAGACTTCGACGAGGGCGCGATGGGCGCGACGGTCGAGGGCGTGTACGAGAAGGCCGAGGGCCAGCGCTCAGAGACTGCGGGGCGGTCTTTCGCGACGGCGGTCGCAGGCTTCGCCATCGTCGAGGCGTGCGAGCAACGCGCCCAGGGCCGCGAGGTCGTCAAGACGTGGGTCGTGACCTCCGCGAACCCGAGGCCGGAGCACGCGGCTATGGACGGCGAGACCGTGCCGTACGCCGACGAGTTCAGCAACGGCGCGAAGTTTCCGGGCGACCAGGTGCTGACGCCCGAGGAGTCGTGCAACTGCCAGTGCCAGGTAGAGATTTACGTGCCGTAGGCAAACGGCACCGCAGAAGCGATTACAGGCCGCGAGAGCGGCTTTTTTAATGCCTGAAAGGGGGCAAAGATGCACCAGCTAAAAGCATGCGCGAAGTCTGAGGTCATGGAGGACGGCGGGATCGTCAAGGGTTACGCCTCCACGTTCGACCGCGAGCCCGACAGCTACGGCGACGTTATAGCGAAAGGCGCGTTCGCAAAGACGCTCGAAAAGTGGTCGGAGCTGAACAAGGATGGCCGCTATATCCCGCTGCTGTGGGGCCACGACACCGACGACCCAATGAGCAACATCGGCAAAGTTGTCGAGGCGAAGGAGGACGAGCGCGGACTGCTCGTCACCGCCGAGTTCGACAAGGACAACGAACGCGCCCAGTACGTGCGCAAGCTCGTGCAGGAGGGCCGCGTCTACCAGTTCTCGTTCGCGTTCGAGGTGCGCGACTGGGGCACCGTCGAGCTTGAGGACGGCACGAAGGCAAACGAGCTGCGCGAGATCGAGCTGTTCGAGGTGTCTCTCGTGCAGATACCCGCGAACCAGCACGCGACCGTCGAGGAGGTCAAGGCGGACGAGGCCGAGACCAAGTCGGGACGGCGCAACTCGGCGAAGGACGCCGACGTGCTGCGCGAGATCGACCGCATGGCCGACGAAATCAAAGGAAAAGTTAGCGGCCTTCTGGCCGAGAACGAAGCCGAGGCGGAGGACGGCGAAGCCGAGCGCGAGGGGGAACCCGAGGGCGCGAAGGCTCAGGCCGAGTTCGTCGAGGCGTACAAGCAAGCACTGAAAACCATCTACAGCTAAGGAGTAGGAACCATGAGCATGAACGAACTTATGGAAAAGCTCGAAAGCGCCGAGACGGTCGAGGAAATCAACTCCGTCAAGGCCGAGATCGAGCAGGAGAAGAGCCGCCAGGAGGCCATCGCCGAGAAGTCGAAGATTCTCAACAGCTTCAAGGCGTCGAAGGCCGTCGAGCCGAAGGAAGAGGCCGAGGCCAAGACGCTCGGCGAGTACGCCGCCAAGAACCTCGACCTGTCGGGCGTCCGCGCAGGGCACGAACGCAGCGCAGGCACGGGCTACGGCTTCAAGACGTACACCGACGCTCAGACCTCCCAGACGATGCTCGTCACGTCGCAGAACGTGGTGGACACCGCCATCCGCGACCTCGAAGTGCGCAGCCTGTTCGGGGCTGAGACCATCAGCGGAAACAGCCTCAAGTATTTCGTCCTCGGCGCTCGCGAGGACAATTCCGCACCCGCGCCCGGAACCGTCAGCGAGGGCGGTGCGAAGCCGCAGTTCCACATCGTCGAGAGCAACGCCACCGCGTCGCTTCAGAAGATCGCGGGTTGGTTCTACGAGACCGACGAGCTGCTTGAGGACAACGCCTTCCTCGCGTCCGCGCTGAACGCTCGCGGCATGTACGAACTCGACGCACGCGTCGAGGCGTATCTGCTGAGCACCACGCTCGGCGCGTCCGGCATCAACACGGACACCTACGCATACGGAGCTGGCGTCAACGCCGACGTTCTGTTCAAGGCCATGATGACCATCAAGACCCAGAGCGGCCTGAACGCCGACGCGATCGTCGTGCACCCGACCGACTACCAGACGCTGCGTCTCGCCAAGGACGGCGCTTCGCAGTACTACGGCGGCGGCTACTTCTACGGGCCGTTCGGCAACGGCCAGCTCGCCGCGCAGCCTGGACTCTGGGGACTCAAGACGGTCGTGACCCCGAACATCACGCAGGGCACCATGCTCGTCGGCGCTTTCAAGCAGGGCGCTTCGGTCATCACCAAGGCTGGCGAGGGCGCACGTATCGAGGTCGTAAAGGGCGACCACGACGACGCCATCTACAACCGCGTGACCGTGGTCGTCGAGGAGCGCCTGGCCCTGGCGGTTCGCCGCCCGAAGGCGTTTGTCAAGATCACCGAGGCGGCTTCTTCGTAGGAAACCGACAACGTACGGCGGGGCCGCTTGACTGCGGCCCCATAACAGAGGGGAGCAGACATGCTGAGAATCTACAAGGACAAGGACGGGTACACCTTCCAGTACGAAGAGGGCACGCAGCCTGCGGGTCTTGAGCCTGTCGAGGAAAAGGCCGAGAAGCCTGCGAACAAGGCGAAGAAACCCGCGAACAAGAGCCGCGCTGCCAAGAAGAAGGCCGAATAATGGCGGTTCAGACGCCGTGGGGCTACACGGTCGACGGCCAGAGCATCCCCTCGGTCATAACCGTCGCGCAGTTCAAGGCGCTCTGCCCTGGCATGTCGTCGACCGACACGGAGATACAGGCCGTGCTCGACGCCGTCAGCGCAGCGGTGCGCGACTGGTGCTGCTGGCATGTCTCGCCTAGCCTGTCGTGCACGTTCACGGGCGAGGGCGACGGGCGGCTGCTGATGCTCCCCGCGATGGGCGTGACCTCCGTTACCTCGCTGTCGATAGGCGGCGAGGCGTGCACTGGCTTCGAGTGGAGCGCGAACGGCATGGTTCGACTCGTCGACGGGAGATTCCCCGACTCGTGGCGCTCTGTCGTTTGCGCGTACTCCGCAGGCTTCTCGGCGGCTTCGGTCGGCCAGGTCGTTGCTCAGATAGCGGCAAACTCGCTAGCCGCAGCGCCGGGCGTGTCGTCAGAACGCGCAGGCAACGTGTCGATCACGTACAACCAGACGGGCGCAGGCATCACGGGCGGCGTCTCGCTGCTCCCGAGGGACTACGCGGCGTTGTCGCCATACAAGCTCGCGAGGGCGTGGTGACCATGCTGCCGAGCTTCTGCAAAGACACGATAACCGTGCTTCGCGCCGCCACGGTCAGCAGCCGAGGCTCAACTGTCCTCGACTGGTCTAACCCGACCTCGACCACCGTCACGGGCTGCTCGGTTCAGCCGAGCGCGTCGACCCGAGACTTCGACGGGCGCGTGGTGCAGGTTTCCGAGGATTGGACGCTCTACGCGCCAGTCGGCTCGGCCATCGACGCAGGCGACCGCGTCGTGTGGAACGGCGCGACCTTCGAGGTCGACGGCGCTCCCATGCCGTGGACTTCGCCTACGGGGCGCGTCTCGCATATGTGGGCGCGTCTGCGCGAATGGAGGGGCTGACATGGCCGCGAAGGTGCGCATCGAGCTGAACCACGAGGGCATACGCCAGCTCTTGTGCTCCGCGCCGATAGCTGCGGAGTGCGAGCGGCACGCCCAGGACATAGCGGCGCGTGCGGGTGACGGCTTCGAGGTCAAGGGCGACGGCGGCTTCAGGCAACGCGCCATCTACCTCGTCGTGGCCGACACGTACGAGGCCAGGTACGCCGAGGCAACGGAGAAAACGCTTTCTAAGGCGGTGAGAGGCTGATGCAGGTAGTTTCACCTATCGACATAGAGGACGCGCTCAGAAGCGACCTGGGGGCCGCTATGAGCGGGTGCAGGGTGTTCGCCCCGCCGATACCCGCCGACCTCGCGGCGAGCGACGTGCTCGTCGAGGTCGTGGGCGGCATGTCGGCGTCGGCTGCGTCCAACGAGCACGACGTGTCGGTCGACTGCTACGCGGGAAACGAGGCCGAGGCGTGCGCTCTCGCGAACGAGGCGTGCGGGATAGTCGCGAGCCTGCCGCTCAGGGACACCGACACGCAGTACGGGGCCGTGTCGATCAACGCCGTGCCGTACCGAAACCATGACCCGCGAGCGCCGCAGCTCGCGCGATACACCTTCAGGGCGCACATCGTATGCCCTGGCGAAAGACTGACATTCTAAGGGGGTAAAAAATGGCATTGAACCCGAAACACGTATACGCGCCGTCGCCCGTGCAGAACAGCACGACGGGCGCTGTGGCGGTGGCCGCGACCAGCGTCACCGCGCCGACCGACGCGAAGTCTACGCTCGGCACGGGTTGGACTTCAGGCGGCTACGTCGACGAGAACGGAATCTCGCTTCAGACCACGCGCTCGGTAACTCCGCTCAAGGACTGGTCTAAGGCGGCTATCAAGGAGATGCTGTCCGACTTCGGCGGCAGCATCACGGTAAACTTCCTGCAAGTCGACCAGTTCGCAGCCGAGCGGCTGTTCGGCTCGTCGAACGTGACCGTGACCGCAGCGACTTCGAGCGCAGGCGAGAAGATAAAGGTCAACATCGGCGCGAACCTGCCGCCCGTCGAATCGTGGTGCTTCTCCATGAAGGACGGCGACGCGCGTCTGCGCGTGTACGTCCCGCGCGGACAAATCACCGAGGTCGCGCAGATGGACTTCAAGCCCGACACGGGCCTCGTGTTCGGCGGCACCATCCAGTGCTACGACGACGGCACCGGCAAGAGCATCGTCATCATGACCGACGACGGCGTAACGACGGGGAACTAGCAATGTACGCGGTGGAGAATGACGCGGGGCGCGTGTTCGAGTTCTCGTACGAGGGCGAGACGTACTCCGTGCCAGCGAGGGAATCGCTGCCTTACAAGACGTTCGTGCGGATACAGGAACTCATCGACGGAGCTGACGACAAGTCAGCAGCCGCCATCGCCGCCGTTACGGGGCTTTTCAACGAATACGCGCCCGGCGTCATCGACAAGCTGACGGTCGAGCAGGCGCTTAAGCTCATAACGGCGTACTCCGAGGCTGGCGACGAGCCGAGCCTGGGGGAATCTTAAGCCTCATCCGATTGAACGAAGAGACGCGCGGCGGCTTGAACGCGGATTGCATGAGATACCTCGGCAAGACGCTCGCCCAGGCCGTCGCGCACTTCGGGTGGGGCGCGATTATCGACTTCGCGGCGCACTTGCCGCAGGAATCGGCGACGTGGCTCGCGGTCAACTCAGACCGCGCCAGCTTCGCGTCGCGATTCGGTTCGTCGGCGATTCTCGCCGACATTTACGACGCAATATCCGCGCTCGCGTACATGTACGCCAAGCGCAACGGGGGCACCGCGTCGAAGCCGAAGGGCTACCCGCGACCGTGGAGGGACGCTGGCGAGCGGTTCGGCTCCGACCCGATACCTATTAGCGACTTCGACGATTGGTACTATGGAGGTGATGACTGATGGCCGATAGCGCGACTATCGCGAACGCTTACGTGCAGATCATGCCTTCCATGGAAGGCGCTACAAGCAACATCACCGACGCGATAATGCCGGGCGTGACGGCGGCTGGCGACAAGGCTGGCGGCGCGTTCGGAAACGTGTTCTCTGGCAAGCTCGGCGGCGTTCTCAAGGCCGCTGGCGCTGCCGCCATCGCAGGCTTCACGATCGACGCGGCTGCTCAGGCGTTCACAGCCGTCGAGAGCGGGTTCAACAAAGTAAAGCTCGCAACTGGCGCGACAGGCGAGCAGGCCAAGGCGCTCGAAAGCGTGTACCTCGACGTGTCGAGAAACGTCGTCGGCTCGTTCGACGATATCGGCTCGGCGGTCGGCGAGCTGAACACGCGGCTCGGGATCGAGGGCGAACAGCTCGAAGAGGCGTCCGAGGCGATGATGAAATACGCCAAGGTAACCGGGCAGGACGCGACCAAGGCGACCCAGGACGTCGCCTCGATGATGCGCAACGTCGGCATACCGACCGAGGAGCTTACCGGCACGCTCGACAAGCTCACGAAGGCGGGTCAAGCAGCAGGAATCGACGTCTCTAGCCTCACGAACAACATCACGAAATACAACGCGGTCATGAAGGAGATGGGCTTCACGACCGACGAGCAGATAGCTCTCATGGCTCAGTTCGAGATATCGGGCGCTGATACGGCGACCATCCTCAACGCCATGAAGAAGGGCGTCGCAGATTGGGCCAAGGAGGGCAAGGACGCTGGCGAGGAGTTCCGCAACTTCGTGCAGGGCGTCCAGGACGGCAGCGTCACCGCTGGCGACGCCGTCGAGATATTCGGCACGAAGGGCGGCCTGTCTCTTTACGAGGCCGCGAGGAAGGGCCAGCTTTCCTTCGAGGAGATGTTCAACCAGATAACCGGCGCAAGCTCTGGTGCGCTCGACTCGGTGTACAACTCGACGCTCACGGCGCAGGAGAAGTTCGACCTGCTCGGCAAGACGTTCCAGACTGGCTTCTACGAGATAATCGAGCCTATCATGGACGCGATAGCTCCGCACATGGACGAGATAATCGACGGCATCAAGGGCGTGGTCGAGTTCATAGTCAACGTGGTCGTGCCGACCGTCGAGACGATAATCGACATCTTCGACAAGGTATACAACTTCGTGTCAGGCGTCATCGCTCTGCTGGGCGGCGACTTCGACACGTTCACGTCGAACATGCAGACCGTGTTCGACGACACGGGCATCGACATAACCGACACTTTCGACGGCGTTCTCAAGGGCATCGAGGAGATACCGGGCAAGGTCGTCGGCTTCTTCACCGGCATCGGCGACAGGATCACCGAGGCCATCGGCAGCATCAACTTCCCGACGCCTCACGTCACGTGGGAAACGATAAGGATCGGCAACGCCGAGACGCCGTTCAGCCTGCCGCACGTCAACTGGTACGACACGGGCGGCATATTCGACCAGCCTGCCATCATCGGCGTCGGCGAGAAGCGCCGAGAGGTCGTAGCGCCGCTCGAAGAGCTGCCGGGGCTCATGCGCGAGGCCGGGTACGGCCACGACGGGGAGATCGTCGCGCTGCTCCGGGCGATACTCAACAAAGACGCGAACGTGTACCTCGACGGGCGCGAGCTTGCGAGGTCGACGGTGGGCTACACCGACAGACTGCTCGGCTCTAGGGCTGCGCTGTCCGCTCGCGGCGGCACGGTATAGGGGGCGCGAATGTACACCGTCTACTACGGAAATACGAAGATACACGACCCAGAGAACGGCATATTCCTAATATCCGCGAAGCTCGACATGGCTCTCAACCAGGCGGGTACGTTCACATTCGAGACCACCGACGAGACGTTCTACGTCGGAACAGGGCACGCCGTCGCTCTCGAAGTGCTGCTGAACAACCTGTACTTCGTGCGCGTCTACCGCTTCGGCAGCATCATCTGGCGAGGCCGCGTGCTCAGCATATCGACCGACGAGCTGACGGGTATCAACACGGTCACGTGCGAGGGCATGCTGTCTTTCTTGAACGACTATTACCTGCCGCCGTACACGTACGAGGGCACGCCAGCGAATTACCTCGCGTACCTCATGAACCATGCCGAGCTGAGCGACGATTACGAGGCATTCCTGCTCCACGCAGGCACGTGCGACGTGGTCGACCCGAACGACTACATCGTGCGCTCGAACTCAGAGTACTCGAACCTGTACGAGGAGCTGATGGCAAAGACGGCAGGCTCGACGCTGGGCGGCTACATCGGAGTCAGGCTGCTGAACAACTACCTGTACGTCGACTGGACTGCAACGCCGAACGTGGCCGCGTCGACCCAGGAAATCGAGTACGGCACCAACATGCTCAGCATGGTGCGCGGCTTCTCGGGCGAGAAGCTGTTCGGCGCGATTCTCCCGCTCGGCGCGGACATGAGCGACGATTCGAGCGTGCACAACTACGTCACCATCGAGACGGCGACCGACGAAGACCCGTCCGGCTTCTTCCGCGAGGGCAAGGTGCTTCGCAACCTCGGGCTGTCAGAGAGCGGCGTCATCGGCGTCAAGGTCATGCACTGGCCGAACGTCACGACGCCCAACGCGCTGCTGAAGAAGGCGGCGCAGGCTTTCGAGACCGACGAGATAGAGATATCAGGCGATTGGGCGTACTACATCCCCTCGATAAGCGCCGAGGCCATCGACCTCGCCGACGCAGGCGCTGCCTCGTCGACGGCGTTTCGTCTCGGTGCCGAGACGAGCATCGAGTACGGCGACTCGCAGACGGCGCAGCAGTACCTCACGAAGATGACGCTCGACCTGCTGCACCCCGAGTCTTCGACGTTCTCGTTCGGCGCTCTGCCCGACAGGATATCTCAGCCCGGCGCGAGCGAGAGCGACGAGCAGGGCGAGTCGTCGGGCGACGACGCGCACAACGCGACGCACGGATATCTTACGCAGGCCACGGGCTTCGCCGGGCTCGCTGGCGGCATCCGATCGGTCGACGCGGGACGGGCTGGCGAGGCGTTCGGCGACAGGACTTCAATACCGCAGGTCGCATACTATTACGACCCGCAGATGGAGGACGAGCCCGATACCGATGTTCTGTACTTCGCAAAGTACGCCTACGCGGGGCACGCCGCGCACGCCGAGGGCTCAGGCAACGTCGCCAGCGGTGCGCTCTCGCATGCAGAGGGCGGAGGCGTCGGCGGCACAATTCAGAGCGTGCCGTACACGCCGATCGTGTACAGGATGGAGGGCGCTGTCGGCAACCAGCACGCGCGAGTGCCGTACGAATGGTTCAGGAGCAACGAGGCGAACGGCAAGTCGTCGCACGCCGAGGGGTCTGGAACGTTCGCTGGCATGCTCTCTCATGCCGAGGGCTGGTGCACAAAGGCCGCTGGCGCTGGTAACACGAGCCCTAACTACAAAGTCAACAAAGACGGCAGCACGACGTACACGCTCGACGGCATGTTCGTGCTGGGCGCTAACCATTCCGAGGGAATATCGACTTACGCAGGAGGCTCAGGCTCGCACGCCCAGGGCATCGGCACCTTCGCGGACGGCAACGGCCAGACCGTTATCGGCACCTTCAACGAGATTGAGGGCTATTCGGCTTCGAGCGGCTACCCGCCGACGTACACCGACCTATACGACCCAGACGATGACTTCTACGAACACGCTTTCATAATCGGCAACGGCACCTCTAACGACAACCGCTCAAACGCCTTCGCGGTCGACTGGGACGGCAACGTAACATGCGGCCTCGTCAACGGCGTCGACGTGACGAACATCGGCCCAGGCGGAGGCAACGCGAAGCTGCTCGCTGGGTACACGGCGATCGCCGAGGATGACGACCTGAACGACTACAACGCTCCAGGAAACTACGCAGCGAGCACTAACGCGCTGGCCGAGACGCTTGCGCACGCGCCCGTGTCTGTGGCGTTCTCCCTCGAAGTCGGAAAGACGATCAACAGCAGCACGTCAGGCCAGTACCTGTACCAGCGCGTTATCGCGTTCAACTCGCCGGACGTATGGTATCGCTACAGAGTTACTGGGTCGTGGGGGTCGTGGTACAGGTCTGCTCCGTACTCAACCTCGGCAGCGACCGCCAACAGGTTTCTCGCGACGCCGAACGGGACGGCTGGCCTTCCGAGCTACCGCGCCATAGACCAGACCGACCTGCCGAGCGGCCTGTGCTGGTACGGCACCTGCTCCACGACCGCTTCGACCGCCAAGAAGGAGGTCACCTGCTCGGGGTTCACCCTTACGGCTGGCGCTATGCTGGCGGTGTACTTCTCGACTGGCAGCACGGCGGCGACGCCGACGCTCGACGTTAACGGCACGGGCGAGAAGAGCATCTACTACAACAACAACACGGCCACGTCGACGGTGCGCGTCATCAAGTGGTCTGCCTACTCGACGCTGCTGTTCGTCTACGACGGCTCCGCGTTCCGCTACCTCTCGAAGTTCCCCGACGACCCCGCCGCGTGGTACGGCACATCGTCCACGGCGGCGAGCACGGCGGCGAAGGCCGTCACGTGCGCGAACTACAGGCTCACGGCTGGGGCGACCGTCACCGTGCGGTTCTCAGAAGCGAGCACCGCGAACGCGCCGACGCTCAACGTCAACTCGACGGGCGCGAAGGCGATATACGTCAACGACGCGGCGGCATCGTCCACCAACCCGCTCAAGTGGTCGGCTGGCGAGACCATGACGTTCGTGTACTCGGGCAGCTACTACTACCTGGTTAGCAGGCATTCCACGGCGAGCCTCGACGCGAGGACGTACGACGTGACCTCCCTCGTCACCGCCTCGACCACGTCGGCTGCTTCGCCGACAATCGACTCCGCGACGCTCTACGTCTCGGGCATGGTCGCGCAGATTGTAATCGCTTTCAAGAACGGCGCTGCGATGGCCGCCGACACCGAGTACGCGATATGCTCCCTCGACGCATCCATAGCGCCAGTCGACCGCACAGCAGGCACCATGAGCGACCACGGCGTCGGCACGATAACCGACCAGCGCGGCGTGTACGTCAGGCCAACAATCGCATTGACTGGCACGACCACCACGCGGCGCTTCATGGCGACGTACATACTGGCGAAACCATACAACGGATAAGGGGGCAATATGGCATACACCGTCACGTTCACGCCAGCGAGCGGCACAGCGTGGACGCCAACCAGCTCGACGAACGGGTGGGTTCTCAGCGAGCTAGAGGCTCATCCAGCCCAGCCGAAATACAACTTCGTAGAGATACCGGGCGCGAACGGTGCGCTCGACCTGTCTCGCGCCGTCTCGGGGAGCATCGCGTACGGGCAGCGCACTATACGAATGGTGTTCGGCTCAAACAACACGACGACCAGGGCGGCGGCGATGACAGCCGCATCGACGATCGAGACGAAGCTGAACGGAAAGCTGTTCTCGTCAGTCGCGTGTCCTCTCGGCACGTTCGCTAACTGCGAGGTAGCGGTCACGTCCGTCGAGTTCGTGGGCGACACGGCGATCGTAGAGGTCACGTGCCTGACGTCCGACACGTCGCCTAAGACGCCGAACTAAGGGGGTGAGCATATGGAGACGATGGAGCTTCTGAGCATAGCCCTCGACGTGCTCATCACGGCGGTCGTGATACCGCTTCTCAAGAAGGTGCTCGACCTGTCGAACGCCATGCGCGTCGCCGACAAGCGCAACCGCGAGTTCGAGATGAGCATGCAATGGGCCGAGATTGTGCGAGCCTTCCAGCGGCATGTTGAGGACGGCAAGCCGATAAGCCTCGAGGAGATGGAGCACCTCGACAAGTGTTATGAGGCGTACCACGCGAACGGCGGCAACTCGACTGGCACGCTGCTTTACGAGCGCGTCAAGGCGCACGCTCGGATTGTGACGAAAGTTGACGAGACGGACATGAAGGTAGGAGGGACGGAATGAGCGATTTCATCGGGAGGAACAAGGAGCGTTTGAAGGCGATAATCAGCGCGGCGGTCATCATCGCCGTGAACGTCGCGGCCATCATCGGGGTGGACGTGGGCGACGGAGAGGCGATAACCAACGCGCTGCTCATCGCGTTCGACATGCTCGCGATGGCGTGGGGCATCTGGAAGAACCACAACTTCACCGACGAGGCGGCGCAGGCGCAGGCTTACCTCGACACGCTGAAGGCTGAGAAGCGGAGCCAGCGATGAGGGTCAGCGAGATAGCGGCGTACATCCATAGGCGCATGTGCGAGGACAACCGCTTCGGGTACTCATGGGAGGAACGCTACGGCGCATTCCCCGAAACGTGGGTAATCGACGGCAGGCCCTACGAGATAAGCGTCGGCGACTACGACTGCTCGTCATCCACCATCACGGCGTGGCAAAAGGCGCTCGAAGGCACGCCATACGAGGGGGCGCTTGAGGGCGCGACGTACACGGGAAACATGCGCGACGTGTTCGTCGGCTCGGGCCTTTTCGAGTGGCACGACATGAGCTTTTTAGCCGAGCCTGGCGACTTGTACCTCAATGAAGTCAACCATGTGGCGATGTGTCAAACGCAATACCCGGACGTGCTCAGCGAGTTCTCTGGCAACGAGTACGGCGGGGCCTACGGAGGGCAGCGCGGCGATCAGACTGGCTGGGAGTCGCACATCTGCGACTATTACGACTACCCGTGGAACGGGATACTTCACTACAACGGCAAGGCCGACACGAACACGGAGCCGCGACTGTACGGCGTGGACGTGTCGAGCAATCAGCCTGAGAGCATCTGCGCGGACGTACCGCTCGACTTCGCGATAGTCAAGGCCACGGGAAACCCGCCAGGCTACGATTGGAATTATCTCAACCCGTACGCTCAGCGCCAGGCCGACGATGCGTATGCCAAGACTGGCCTCGTGGGTCTGTACCACTTCACGTACGGGTTGGACAACGTCGACAAAGAGGCCGCGCTGTTCGTCGATCGCGTGCGCGAGTTGGGCTATCTCGGCAAGGCGATGCTCGTCATCGACTACGAGGGGCCAGCTTTGGAAAAAGGCCGCGACTGGGTCTGCGACTTGTGCTCAGAGGTCGCGACGCTCGCGGGGTACGAGCCCGTGCTCTATTGCAGCGGCTCGGCTGTGTTGGCGCAAGACCTATTCAGGCTGGGTTTCCCGATATGGGTGGCGAACTACAGCCTCGGATATGCGCCGATATACGGCTATGACGATTCGAGCTGCACGCTGTACGGCGGCTGCGATGATGCGGTCATGTGGCAGTTCACAAGCTCTGGCTACCTCGACGGCTACAGCGGCCCGTTAGACCTCGACTGCTTCTTCGGCGATGCTGATGCGTTCCGCGCATTATGCGGCCCTCACATCGAGCCTCAGCCCGTGCCAGAGCCTTCTGCGCACGAGTACGGGGCGGCATACCATCAAGTGCAGGGCAACGCCCAGAACTGCGGCGCTACGTGCTTCCTCGTGGGCGTCAACATCCTGCTCGACCGCGTCGTGACCGACGACAACGTGGCGGTATGGGAGGAGCTGGGCGGCGACACCACCAAGAGCCGCGTGCTCGCCGAGAACGGCACGGAATGGTGCGAGGAGCGCGGCCTGCCCGTTCGTTGCGAACGCTACCAAGGCTCGGTCAGGTCGACCGATATCGTCATGAGCGAGCTGAAAGCTGGCAAGTGCGTCATCTTGTCGAGCGGCGGCAAGGCCGTTTGGAAACTCGCGGACGGGTCGAAGATAGGCCCGGGCGCTCACAAGAACGGCCATTGGCTGCTGTTCTACTGCTACAAGGACGGCATCTATTTTGCGAACGACTCTAGCGAGCCGTACGACAAGGGCGCTGGTTGCCCGTACACCGAGGCCGAATTGCAGGCGTGGCTCGCGGCCAGAACCTCGGGCGCGATGGTCGTGCTAGAGACTTACGAGCCGCACCCAGAACCCGAGCCGCCTGAAGAAATCAGGTACGCCGCATCAATCGACCCGAGCGGTCGCGAATGGTTGCCCGAGATGATAGGGCACCACGACACGGGCGGCAGCTCGGACGATTACGCAGGCGTCATGGGAAAGCCGCTCAGGTGGGTCGCCGTATGGGGCGTCGGGCGCTATCGCGTATACACGCAGGCGAACGGATGGCTCCCGTGGGTCAACCGCTACGACACGGGCGATTTAGAGAACGGGTGCGCTGGTGACGGCTCACCTATTCTCGCGTTCATGACAGACGATTATACGGCCAGGTACGCGCTGCACGAGCAGGGCGGCTCGTGGCTCCCCGACATGCTCGGCACCGAGGACACCAGCGGCAGCGGTGACGATTACGCGGGGAACATGACGCCAAACGACGGAATCAGGATTGAAAGGACGAAGTAAATGACCATAGCCGAAGCCTTCAACGACATAGCCGTCGCCCAGGGCGGCGCGGCATCCAAAAGCGGAACCATCGCAGGCGCGATCGACGCGCTGAACGACGCGCTGGCAGGCTCAGACCAGCCTGCGGCCCAGACCATCGAGGGGGCGATACGTCTGCTCGGCGAGCACATCGGCTCCGGCGGCGGCGGCGCGACGGTGAAGGCGTACATCATGCCGTATATCAGCTATGACGCAGAGACGGGTGATCTCTCCCAGTGGCTTGCGACATGCGTGCCGATGGCGGTCGGCGAGGCCAGCTGCTCGATGAGCGAAGACCGCGAAGACTTAAAGCTGCGGATTGTGACCGGGGCTGATGGCGGATGGGTGGTGCCTTACGGCCCGAGCTACTACGAACAGGTCGCTTACACCTCGAACGATGACGGCACATACTCGTTCACCGTACCCTCTCTGGGCGACGGCGACGCGCTGTACATCGTCTGGTTCGACTCAGGCAACGACCCGTTCAGCGAGTAATGAGACATCACCCGTCGCGTTCTCCCCTCTCTCCCGCGACGTGGCGCTCCCCCGCGAAAGCGGGGGAGTTTTTCGCGTTTTCCCTCATTTTTTTTCATGTGGCGAATATGTGCCGAAAAATCGAAAAACGGTCACATGAAAATTTTACGTTATCGCAGGTCAAACGCGGTTTTTGCTGGTGGAGGCGCGGAGAATCGAATACCGCGCCACACCCGCTCTGACCTGCGAAAACTCGGTTTCATGTGACCGCTATTCTTGACAGACTATAGAATCAATCGAGACCATGCTCCGCTGCATGTCGGCGAACTGCGGTTTGACGTATCTGCGGTACGTCGTGTTTATATCCGCGTGGCCTAATATCCTGCTCAGGTCGGCGACCTCCATGCCTGCGTGTATGCAGGCGGTCGCGTAGCTGTGGCGCATGTTCTCAAGCGTCACCTGCGGCAAGTGCGGGTGGCGCTTCAGATAGCGCATCCACATCTTTCGGCCCGTCGACGGGGAGAGCCTGCCGCCGTCTTTGTTCGTGATATACGGGCCTTTTCCATCCTCATAATAGTTGAAGTGCCAGAACACCTGCGGCATCGGCACGGTGCGATTCGATAGCTCCGTCTTCGTGGCCTTCAGTTGGTTTCCTCCGTGACGCTGCGACGCGGTAACGTAGGCGTTTCGCACGTGCACGGTCTTGCCGTACCAGTCGATATCCTCGTAATCTAGCGCATATCTCTCTTCTGGTCTCAATCCTAGCGTCAGACCCGTCATCACGAGCCGTGAAACGGCTTCAGGGGCGTCTTTATTGACTTCCGCTATATAATCCCCTATCTGCCCGAAATCTGACAGAATCAGGCCGTTGTCGCGGCTTTTCCCCTTCGGCGCGAATGCGTACCGGGCGCAGGCGGGGTTTGACGCGATGAAGCCGTCACCCACCGCCTCGTTGAGTATCGTCTTGAGGGTAGCGAGGGTCTTGCGACCCACGGCCTCGGTCTCGGTCTGGTCGAGCATCCGCTGTATCGCGTAGCGGTCGATCGCGTCGAGCTTCATGTTTCCAAGCGCGGGGCGTATGCGCTTCTCTATCGTGGTTTCGTACGTCTCGATTGAGGTCGCCGCCAACCTCCGCGACGCGATGGGCCAGTAGCATCGGTCTATGTACTCGGAAAGGGTCAGCCTGCCCGTCTTGTTGCGCAGCGAGTTCGCGGTCGCTTTCGCTCTCGCGTCGGCGGCTTCGGCCTCTTTTCGGGTCAGGAACGTGCGCACCTCGCGCTGGCGCTTGCCTCCGCGCGTGCCGTATTCCATGACGGCATCGTAGACCGTCGAGCCGTCTTTGAGCTTTCGGGCCTTAACGCTCATGGCTATGCCGTCTTGCTTTGAACGGTATCACTTTTCGGATAGCTCGACGCAATGCCTCGGGCGTATATCATGAGCTGCCGCTTGCCTTCGGTCGTGATGCTGTTCGCGATCCGCTGCAACTCGTCGAGGTACGGGTCGCTTTCGCTCTGCGGCTTGTCGATTTTCAGCAGGTAGTCGACCGACACGCCGTATTTATAGGCAATCTCGCGGAGCTGCGATCCGTTCAGCAATCCTCGTCCCTGCTCCCATTTCTTATATGTCGACTCGCTGACCATGAAATAGCTCGCCGCGTCTTTCTGCGTGAACTTGCCGTGCGTTTTCTGGTAACGCTTGCGAGCCTCGCCGATTCTGTTCTCCATCGCTGCCCCTTCTCTTATATCCAAAATTTTAACCGTTTTAGATAATTTTATGTTGCAATGGGTAATATGTTTGTCCTATTATGGGTACAGAGGGTAAAATTTTGGTTAGTTGAGGGGGTGAATAGTGGTTCATAACAACCTGGCAAGCGAGCGCGTCCGCGTCGGCATGACGCAGACGGAGTGCGCCGAAAAGCTCGGCACGACGCTCAGGCTGATCGGTAAGTACGAGAGCAACCCGGGCACCATGCCCGCCGAGTTCGTCAAACGCGCGGCGGAGTTCTTCGGCTGCACGTCTGACTATCTGCTCGACATGACCGACGAGCGGACGGCCAGCGTTTCTTAGATTGCGAGCACTAGGCACTTTGACAGTCGAATATGCGGCGCTCGGTATTTGCTCTACAAACCATAGCGAGACTTCCTTTCTTCTTGCGAGTTTTCCTAGCCTGACAAATGCCTGCTGATATCCATCCCGCTGAGCGCCGCGTACTCGGCTGTCAAGGCCGACGCACCTTGTCAGAAGAATACGTCCCCGCGCTACGTGGGCAGATAACGGGCGATGCGTAGAACGATAGGAAACGGAACAACTAAACGGAGGAAACATGGAAAACAAAAGAACAGCGCGAGAACCGCTGCAACGGCCTCGCGCCAACAGGGTCGCCACCCGCTCCCCTGAAGAGATTATAGCAGATTACGACAAGGGCACGTGGTGGGCAGGAATCTTGATTGGCTTCTTCTTCGGCATGTGCTGCATTATCGCGGGGGTGTTCATGTAATGGAAACCGCAACGAAGAACTCGCAACGCGCCTGGGTGCTCCGCCAGCTCGAAATGGGCGGCAGGCTCAGCTCGCGCAACGCCGTATTGAATTACGGCATACAAGACCTCCCCAAAAGGATTAGCGAATTGCGCAGGGAGGGCGTCAAGGTCGAGTCGGCCAGGGTCGAGGGCAGGAACCGCCAGGGCGGTCGCACCCATTGGAACGAATACTGGCTGGCGCATGAGTAACTACAGCAGGGGCGCTACCTTCGAGCGAGCCGTGCTCCACGACATGGAGCGCCACGGCTATCACGCTATCAGGGCCGCAGGGTCGCACACCCCCGCCGACGTGTACTGCATCGGCCACGGCAAGGTCATCTACATACAGTGCAAGCTCGGCGGCGACCTGAGGGTCGATGGCTGGAACACGTTTTACGACTACTGCGCCGAGGTCGGGGCCGTGCCGATCATGGCCGAGAAGGTCAGGGGCGGCATCGCGTACCACCGAATCACGGCCAAGAAGGACGGCACGAAGAAGCGTCAACCGATGGAGGAATGGAAACCATGAACGAAATCGAAGATCGGCAAGGATTGAACGAGGTCGAAAAGTTCATCCTGGTCGAAGCACTCGAAAACGAGTTAAAGAAACTGACAAGCACTAAAGACCCGAACTCATTTCGCAATCACATCGTCGGAATGGCTCGCGAAAAATACGAATCGGAGCTTGCGTCTGGTATGGCCGACAAGTCGCCCGATCTGTTTATGCGCGGCGAGAAGGTCGGAAAGCTGACCCTCGTATACGGCGAAGGCAAGCCCGAGGAGGTAAAGCACAAGCTGGCCGTGCGCGATTACATGAAGCTCGCAAAATGGTTCGACGAAATACCAGACGAGGCGATACGCGACTATGTTGCGCTCAATCTCGGCGACTTCGCGAGGTATGCGTTCGGTAGGACTGGGGAAATCGCCGACGGCTGCGAAATCGAAGAAATACATTACGCAGCTATACCTCCTCAATTCAAGTACGCGCAGGTTAGAGTAGACGGCGCGAAAGTTGCCGAAGTAATGGGCGGTCTTTTAGGGCCGACCGTCGCAGGCTTTCTGGGGGGTGCGGAATGAACCGAGAAGAGGTAAACGCACGCATCGGCACGACCGACATCAAAGGCAAGGCGTACGCGCAAGTCAACCAGCGCATACTCGCTTTCTGGGAATTGATACCCAACGGGCGCATCGTGACCGAGAAGCTGGCCGACGACGGCGAGCGGTGCGACTTCAAGGCGAGCATCTACGTCGGCGACGATCTTGTGGCCACGGGCCACGCCTTCGAGGTAAAGGGCGCGAGCTACATCAACAAGACCTCGTATATCGAGAACTGCGAAACCTCGGCGGTCGGTCGCGCTCTCGGCATGTTCGGGATAGGCATCACAGAATCGCTTGCAAGCGCCGAGGAAGTGCAGAACGCACAGGAACAGCAGCAGAGCGCGAACAAGGCTGCAAAACGCGATACACGGCCTCAGAGCGCGGAATTGGCAAAGGCGCAGAAACGCCTCGCGGATGCGGAAAAGGCTTTCTGCAAGAAGAACGCCGACTCGCTGCATGAGAAGGGCATCGCGACCGTGGGCGACTTCCACCGCGAGATCACCATGCAGAGGGCCGACTACTCCGAGACCGCCGAGGCGCTTAACCGCATCGCCGACGAGTTCGAGGAGTGCGTATGAGCGTCTGGCAGCAGATACAGCAGACCCGCGAGGAGCTGAAGCTGACGCTTGAGGAGTCTAAGCAGCTCGGCATCAAGTGGGTCGCTCACAAGGCTAAGTACGAGAGCGTCAAGGCTCGCCGGGCGCTCGACCTGAAGGGCCAGGGCATGGCCGCGACGGTCATCGACAAGGTGCTCAAGGGCGACCCCGAGGTCAACGAGGCCATGTACGACATGGACGTCGCCGAGGTCGAATACCGCAACGCGGTCGAGGCGATAAACGTGCTCAAGAAGGACTACGACTTCTTGCGCGAACAGTACCAGAGAGAATGGAACGAGAGCGGGTGGTCTTCAAGATGATTAACAGGGTTTTGATAGTCGGCAACCTCACGAAAGACGCCGAGGTTCGGCGCACGCAGAGCGGCTCGGTTGTCGTGCGGTTCTCGATCGCGAACAACGAACGCCGCAAGGTGAACGGCGAGTGGGCGGATGCGGTCAACTACGTCGATTGCGTCATGTTCGGCACGAGGGCCGAGAAGCTGGCCGACTCATTGCGCAAGGGCGTCAAGCTGGCCGTCGACGGCAAGCTGCGGTGGTCGCAGTACGACACGGACAGCGGCAGGCGCACGAAGCTCGAAGTGGTCGTGGATGACCTCGACTTCATGAGCGGCAAGGCAAAGCAGCCCGACGTGTATGCAGACGATTGCCCGTTCTGACTATGAAGGGCAATCGGTTCTTTTCGGTCAGCTACGACATGCCGACGCATCCGAAGGTCGACATGCTCAGGGATATGGGCGGCGGCATCGTCGCACTGGGGCGGTGGGTCGCGCTCATGTGCCTGCTCTACGACGCCAACGGGGTCATCGAGCTGACCGACCTCAATCGGCGCATGTTGGCGAAAAGGCTTGAAACCGACGACGTGGACGGCTTTCTGAGGTCGTGCGCGATGTGCGAGCTGATCGACGCGGAGATGCTGTCAGCCGGGCGCGTGGCGAGCAGGAGCGTATGCGACCAGTTGGAATACTACAGGCAGAAAAGCGAGGCGGGAAAGAAGGGAAACGAGAAGCGATGGGGCGGCAAGAATCGCAAGTCGAATCGCACCAGCGAATCGCAAAGCTAATCGCACGTGCGAATCGCAACCCGTATCGCCTTATTTATTATCTTTCTTTCATACATAAAAAATAAGGGGGTGAACCGCACACATTGAGCGCAACAAAAAACACCATTCCCGCGCAGCTTTCCTTCGCCGACGAATCTGAGGAATACAAGGCGTTCGTCGACAAGTTCAAGCCGAAGAAAACGACCGATGACTGCTACACGCCGCCAGAGATTTACGCCGTGATTCTCGATTACGTTGTGGATCGCTACGGCATCGACCGCAGCAAGGTCGTGCGACCGTTCTGGCCTGGCGGCGACTACACGCGCGAGGAGTACCCGCAAGGATGCACGGTCGTCGACAACCCGCCGTTTTCCTTGCTGTCTCAGATACAGAGTTTCTACATCGAGCACGGGGTCGCGTTCTTTCTGTTCTCGCCGTCGCTCACTGCTTTCTCGTCAAGGGCTAACGTCATGAGGGTCAACCACATCATACCCGACGCGAACATCACGTACGAGAACGGCGCGGTCGTGCGCACGGCTTTCGTGACCAACCTCGAAACAGACGGGACGGTCGCGGAGAGCTGTCCGGAACTGGGAAAGATAATCAACGACAAAGACGCGGAGCTTCAGCGAGCGAACAAGCGGACGCTGCCGAAGTACGAATACCCCGACCACGTGCTCACAGCAGCGAAGCTCGGATGGTTCGCGTCTCATAATACGCCGTTCAAGGTGAATCGCCGAGACTGCTGCCAGATATCGTACCTCGACGCGCAGAAGGCGAAGAACGTCTCGGGCATATTCGGGTGCGGTCTTCTTTTAAGCGACAGCGCAGCAGCCGAACGCGCAGCAGCCGAACGCGCAGCAGCCGAACGCGCAGCAGCCGAACGCGCAGCAGCCGAACGCTGGCAGCTTTCACCGCGCGAGCTGAGAATCGTAGCGATGCTGGGCGGTGAGCTATGAACGAACTAGACCGCGCAATGATGGGCGCTCCCTCGATCGAGTCGCCATACTGCCCATTCTGCGGCAGACCCGCAACCAACCGCCACCACGTCGTGCTGCGAAGTCAAGGGGGCGGCGACGGGCCTACGGTCACGGTGTGCGGGTTCGGAAATGCGAGCGGGTGCCACGGGAAATTCCACAGGCGCCTGCTCCATCTCCGCTATCGCGACGGATGGGAGTTTTTGGAAACGAGCGAGCCGACCAAGTACCAGGTCGCTCTCGACATGGAAGGGTGGCGCAAGCTGTGAGGACGGTCTACACGAAACACTCAAGCGCAAAGACGCGGGGGCTTTTCTGCGACGGGAAACCGTGCTTCGAGGTCGTGGTGCGCAACCGCTTTCGCGGCGAGCAGGAAAGCTACTACTGCGGCAACCGCCACGAGTACTTCGACCCGGCAGAGGTCACGGCTGAGACGTGCCCGAGGCCCGAGAAGCCCAGGCTCAGGCGGATACGGTTCAACGGGGGCAGGAATGGATACTACGCAGAATAGGTGCGAGGGGTGCGAGCTGTTCGTGCCCTGCGACGTAAAGGGACACGAGCAGGTGGGGTTTTGCAAGCTCGACGACATGTTCGTCGATCGCGACGACCCGACCTGCGAGTACATGATGGAATGGGAGGACTTGAGATATGAGCGTGTTTAGCGTGATAGTCGTGGCGATGGTGTGCTTCACCGTCGTGTGCTGCGTTTTCATAATCGCGAACAGGGGCAAGCTGTGAGGTACTTGTCGCTGTTCTCGGGCATCGAGGCCGCGTCTGTTGCGTGGGAGCCGCTAGGTTGGGAACCCGTCGCGTTCTGCGAGATCGACGCATTCCCGAGCGCGGTTCTCGCCTACCGATACCCGGACGTGCCGAACCTCTGCGACATAACGAAGGTGGATTGGTATGACTTCAAAGAAAGATACGGGGCAGTTGACCTTATCGTTGGAGGAAGCCCCTGCCAGAGCTTCAGCTACGCAGCTGGAGCAAACAGAACGAGCCTGGATGGAAAGTCTAATCTCATGCTCGAATGGGTTAGAGCTGTTGAGGCTGTTCGTCCGCGCTGGGTTGTATGGGAGAACGTGCCAGGTGCGCTCAATACAAGAGACGACGCCTTCGGGTGCCTGCTCAGAGCCTTATATGCGATCGGGTATCGCGACCTCGCATGGCGAGTTCTTGATGCTCAATTCTTCGGAGTGGCACAGCGACGCCGCCGTGTCTTTCTTGTCGGATACCTTGCTGGGGGGGGCTTCCGTTCCGCAGCGGTACTATTTGACTCCGAAAGCGTGCGAGGGTCTTTTGAGACGAACGCGGAAAAGAGGCAAGCCCTTGCCGAAGCAGCTGGCCGAGGTGCTGGCTGCGCAGGCTTCAAATACCACCAAGGAGCACGAGCCCACGGGATAGGCTACGAGCCCGATCAGTCGCCGACGCTAACGGCAGACTGGCATCAGCATGCGGTCGTGTGCATACAAGGCGTGAACATGCCAGATGGCAACAGGAACGGCAGCGGCTTGTCTGATGACCTTTCGTTCACGTTGAACGCGACGGATGTGCACGGCGTTCTCTGCATGGCATCTGACACGTCGAAAGCAGCGATAAACGAGGACGTGTCTGGCACTCTTCTCGTAGGGGGGGGTGCTCCGTGGATTGTGCAGGGACGGTGACGGCGCACTACTCGAAGGGTCTTTGCGTCGACGATTTGAGCGAGGGGTTGGTCGTATGCCAGCGTACACACTCCGCGTCAGGTGCGGAAGGCCTGGGGGGGGCAAGGGGGCGCTCGTGCAGACTGATATGAGCGGCACGATAGCGACCGGAAACGACCAGGCCGTGTTCGCGGAGTCGAAGGCTCGGCGTCTCATGCCCGTCGAGTGCGAGAGGTTGCAGGGCTTTCCCGATGATTGGACGAAGATACCCTATCGCGGGAAACCCGCCGAGGAATGCCCGGACGGGCCGAGGTACAAGGCATGTGGCAACTCGATGGCCGTGCCCGTAATGGCGTGGATCGGCAAACGAATACAGGAAGTAGAGGAGATTGCAGGAGGTGGGTGAGATGAGCTTCGGCGATGGCGACCTCCACGTGAAGTGCGAGCAGCTTGAGCAGCGCGTCGCGGAGCTTGAGGCCGAGCGCCAAATATGGGTCGACGGCTGGATGTGCGACCGCATGACGAAGCTGGAGCAGCTCGTGCGCGACATGGACGCTTGCAGGCGCGAGCCGAAATGCTGCAACTGCGCGAAATACGGAAGAGACGAGGACGGCGACGAGACATGCTGCGCGAAGTTAGGCGAGCGCATGGCCGAGCTGGGGATAGAGGAGTGGTAGCTATGTTGGATGGTTTTGAAATCGTGCCGATGACGCCTGAAATCAAACCGCGATGCAAGTATGACACCGCAGAGTTCTTAGACGCGGCGGTCGAGGCGGGCAGCGCAAACTGCGTCGTCAAGCGAATCGACACAGTGGGACAAGCAAAGAGCTTCTACATGGCCGCCAGACAGATGTTGGCACGCAGGAAACGCAAAGACGTCAGATGGGCTGGGGTTGAAGTGTTCCGCCGGGGAAACTGCGTGTACGCGCATCTGAAGGAGGAGTGCCGAGAAAAATGCGCGAACGGGCATAGCGAGGAGGAGTGATGGGCTGGCGGACGATTGACGTCAACAACGACCAGTGGAGCTTCAGAGACGCCGCCGAGACGATGGCGGAGCAGCTCTGCGAGAACTGCGAGAACAGGCCCGAGGAATGGCCTTGCGTCGAAATCTACGACGTGCCGTGCGGCGAATGGTACACCTGCGGCAACTCGTTCGAGTGCGTGAACTACAAGTACAGGGGGAATGGCTAGATGGAGAGCATCGACAAGCTGCGTGAAACGCTGCGCAAGTGCGGGTGCAGCGACGACTGTTACTCATGCGCTGTGAGCTACGAGTTTGGCGGCATCGCTGATGAAATCGAGCGCGAAATCGCCGAGAAGTACATGCTTCTGCCAGTGGATGCAGAGGGCGTGCCGATTCACGTTGGGGACTGCATGCTTGTGAGAACCATTAAGACATACGTCCGTGCAATCGGTGATGGGTATTGGATTGACGGTACCGAAGGGTTTACGCATACGCCTGAAGATTGGAGTCACTATAAGTCGCGCACGATAGAGGACGTGCTGCGAGAGTTCGCTGAGCAAGCAGAGAACGGGAAGTACAGCAATTCGGTAGTTTCCAAGTACGCCGACGAGCTGCGGAGCATGGGGGTGCGCGAATGAACCGACAGCAGGCAGAGCATATCCTCGATGCCTACTTAAACCTCGAATGCGGTGGTGGCGACAACAAGTCGCGTCAATCGCTGCGCGAGGTAATCCTGGACGCGATGATTGAGTGCAAGACGTCGGGCAACCCATGGACGTACCCGACGAAGCCGCTCGTCATCCACACGGAGAAAGAGTATCCGACGAACTGGGACGGCACGCCGAAAGTGACATGCACGGGCATCGACCCGATGTTCAAGCGGCAGACGACGGGGGTGGGCGAATGAGCGTAATCGCAGGTGTGATATGCCCGCTGCTCAGAGCATACTGCGACACCGATTGCATGATGTTTCTCACGGCATCGAAAGCTGTTTGCGCTCCGATCGACGAAGGCGAAGGCCATTGCGCGTTCGCTGTTCTCGCATCGCACGTAGCAAGCGAAGAGCACAGCGGCGGCAACTATCTGATGAAAACAATCGGGATACGGCAGAAGGAGGCTGATGTATGAGCAAAGCGTACATCTGCGACAAGTGCGGGGCGATCCGAGACGCCGGATGCGACGGGATCCACGCGATATGGACGACGAGCCCGAACGTGATGAAGTCGTACGGGATCGAGGACGCGAAGTACCACCTATGCGACAAGTGCTTCGAGAAGCTGGAGCGCGAGTTCTTCGAGAATCTGAACGAGGAGGCGGGAGCGTGAGCGAGCTGAAACGCTGCGGCGACTGCGCACACGGCGAGGCACACGGCTTCAGCAAGGTCGCCGAGGAGCACGGATGGCCCGTGACCGTCTACTTTTGGTGCCCGGTCAAGAAGCATCACAACGTATGCCGCGAAGCATGCGATAGCTACGAGTTCGGTGAGACAAGGAGGATATACGATGACGCAGACTGGTGAGCTGTTACCCTACCCGCTCATCGAGGGCGAGCCAGTCTACGAGCAACTGCGGCGCGGTATCGCTCCCGTTAGCAGGCCGACAGACGAGCTGGTTAGGTACACGCGCACGTTGGAGAGCGTCATTAAATGTTATACGGATGCGATTGACTTCAAGCTGCTGCACGAATCGGTTGCTTCGCATTGGGTTGACGTGTTGGAAGGGTGAGCGCATGAGCGACTACAACGAAATAATCGTACAGAAAAAGGGCCACGTAATCCAGTTTACGGGCGAGGAAATCGTGCGGTGCCGAGACTGCATCTACTACAAGCTAGACCCAGACCCGATAGACCCAGGCTGGCCGATGATGTGCGAGCGCACTGGCGACGACATGATAGAGCCTGACGGCTTCTGCTCATGGGGAGAGAGGCGGGACGCATGACATTCAAAGGCAACGTTTACTGGAAAGACCAGTGCAAGTTCTGCAAAGGTCACATGCTATGCAGGTACAGACGGGCCGTTGAGTTGCTCATGGCTCGATTGCGCGTCATTGAGCTAGAGACGCAAGACTGCTACGGTTCGCTGGCGTTCTGGTGCGACTACTACCAAGAGGACGCAGAAGCCGTCAAAGAAGCATCAGAGAAAGAGACGGCGGTGAGCGAATGAGCGAATACGTTATTAGGGTAGACGGGAACGACGAACGCTGGCATTACGTCGAGCAGCAGTACACACATTTCTTCGGATACCCGATAACTGAGGAAATCGTGCGGTGTCGAGACTGCGAGCACTACGACGGCAACGACGCAGGATGCAGCTACTTCGTCCTAGAAAGCAACAAGCTGCTGCACATCAATCAGCCTGACGGCTTCTGCGCATGGGGAGAGAGGTGCGATGGCCGCGCGTGACTTCTTCGTGCAGGTGCGCGACGATGTGGCGAGGCTGGCCGTCGTGCAGGCTAAGCTCGAAGCTGGCGGCGAGGACTGGCGACCCGACTCGGTGCGCACGGGCAACGGCGACCCCACGGCGGCGCGTGCGGTGTACAACCTCGACACGCTTGCGGGAAAGTTGGAAAGCCTGCGATCGGAGGAGCGCGACCTGTTGGAAACGATAGGCCGCGCTCTCGCCGTCATCGAGGGCGTGCGCAAGGGCCTGGGCGACGAATACGCGAGCATACTAGACCAGCGATACATCGACGGCCTGCCGTGGCGGTTCGTGGAGTACGGCGGCGAGACGGTAAGCCCGAGCACGGGAAAGAGGAAGGCGGCGGTCGCGTTCGACTGGATCGACTCGGTCGGCTTCGCTGGGGTGATAGCGGGGAAATACGAACTTTAGTTTGCATTGGGCCGTGAAATGTGCTATTTTGTTAGTGTGCGATAAGTATACAGGCCGTCCGCGAGGGCGGCTTTTTTGTTGCCCGAAAGCAGGTGCTCTCATGGCTGAGATTGAGCTGAAGAAACGCGACGCAAGCGGACGCGCTGCGTACAGGCTGCGCGAGGTAGCGCATTACCTCGATGACAACGCCGAGGCTCTTGTTGGCGACCTCGACAGCATCTACGTGCTCGAAGACGGTCTCAGGTTCTCGTTCGTTCTCGAAGACAGGAACACGGTGCCGACCGTTGCGGTGACACGGGAGTGTATCGTTTTAAACAGGGCGATCAGATGATATTCAGTCACGAATCGCCCGAGTATGTCGAGAGCCTGCGAACACGAAACCACAACAGCGGGGCGTACTGGTACAGCGTCGAGATAGTCGAGCACTTCGTCCCGGCAGTCAAGACAGACCGCAACTGGGTCACGATAGGCTTCAACGGGAAATGCTACGACCATTCGGTCGTGTTCGCTCACTCGAACCTATACCCAGACGTGTACGAGTATCTAGCGCCGTTCGATGACCTCGTGCTCGTGTGCTCGTGGCCTCAGCAGATGGATGCGGTCAAGCGATGGGGCAAGCCCGTGTTCCTCCCCATGAGCGTCGACGTTTCGTACGTCGAGCAGTTCAGGCGCGAGAAGGACAGGGGCGTATGCTTCGCTGGCCGCATGGAGAAGTGCACGGACGCGCTGCGGTACACGCCAGGGCTTGACTTCGTGGCCGAGATGGAACGCGACAAGTTCCTGGCCGAGCTTGCAAGATACGAGAAGGTGTACGCGATCGATCGCGTGGCGATAGAGGCCAAGGTGCTCGGGTGCGAGGTCTTGCCGTACGATAGGCGGTTCCCCGACCCCGACTTCTGGCAGGTGCTCGACAGCAGGGACGCGGCGAGGATGCTGCAAGGGATACTCGACGAGGTCGACGCATGACCCGCAAGGGGCGCGATACCGCAGAGTGGCGGCGGCTCAGGGTGCAATGCTTCAGGCGCGACAAGACGGCGAACGCCAGGTGCTGGATATGCGGCGGAGCTATCGACTACAGCATAAGGCCGAGCAGCACGCCGGACGCATGGGAGCCTGACCACAGGTTCAGCGTCAAGACGCACCCGGAACTTGCCGAGGTGCCGGACAACGTGCGCCCGTCGCACCGAAGATGCAACAGGGCGAAAAGGGACAAGGCGGGAATAAACGAGCTGGGCGCTCCGTCGCGTGAGTGGTAGGGGCTGTCGAATCTTGAGAGATGCGGCTCGCGCAC